TTGTTGTGCCCACCATTTACTTATATTACCCTCCAAACCAATTCCTTCGCCAGCAAAAGGTCTTACCACATCTAAATAAAATTGTTTTTTATAAAGACATGGATTATTTGTCCAATTACCATATCTAGAAGTTGTCCAAAACATATCTTCTGATTTTTTGATTTGCTCTGGAAATTCAATATCCGGCTCACACCAATGTATTGAGTCCAAAAGATGTGGTGATGTTGCTCCAATTTCATCATCATAATAAGTCAATTCTTGTCCTTTATGTCTAAATGAAAAATGTGGATAACCTGGATTCTTTCTATGTCTTAAATGAACAACATCCATTCCCATTTCAATTGCCGATATACTTCTTTGCAATCTTTCGTATGTGGTATCTCTATTTTCAATTAAATTCCAATCATGTTCTAACACCAACACATAATCCGACTGTGCATTTTCAGTAAGTTTAATAAATGCTTTTCCAATTCCAATATTAGAATTCATACCAATAACATTCAATCCAAAATGCTTTGCTATTTGATAATCTTGTTCGTTAAACTCCTGAAATAAAATAGTTACATCATTTACCATATTAAACAATCCATTATTGTGGTATGTTGTCAATGTATCTACTAAAACTTGTCCACTATGCCAACTCAATATTCCAATACTAATTGGTAGTTTTTCCATATAATTATTTTTATATTTTTTCAAAATATCCACCAACATCAAATTTTGCTTTCATATTAATTGAGCCGGCTTCGTTGGGTATGAAAATATTTGGGTCTACTAAGCGAAAATCAACTGATACTCTCGTTTCGTTACTTTCATTTGGTTTGTTACCATGAAATAAGTTTGCACCATTGAATACCAATATTTCACCATAATTTACTTTATATGGTGCAAAATCCATTTTACCTTCTTTACTTTCCATCCAAATAGTGTTATATTCATTAGTATTTACAAATGGCATCCAAAAGTTTTGCTCAGTAACTCCGTGATTATATGTTCTATCTCTATGCCACTCACCTACACCTAAATTACCTTCTGCTAACTGAACTCTGAATGTTGGGATAGTTTGATAAATAATTTCATCATATCCAAAACGTTCTTTAAGTTCTTTAACTAATTCTAAATATGTGGGTAAAAAATCGGTTTTGAATTTTTCATAATATCTTTTGTGCCAAATTGTAGATTGGTCTTTTTCTCTAACCAATAGGTCATAATGTTGCAATAAATGAAGATATTCTAATTTTTTGAATTCCATCATTTCCGATACTATTTTTTTAAATGGATACTTTTGTGTATCGTATGTAATTTTATAAGGTGTTAGTAAATACATAATTTATTTTTTATAATTTTCTAATATTCTTTTCCAATGTATAGTATCTTGTTGCTTTATTTCATTGAATTCCGGCCTGTCACCTGTTGTTGACATTTCTGTTTTGATTGTAAAATTATTTAATATCCATTTTGGTGCTGAATTTACAATTGTTATAAAATCATCATTATACCAAACTTTAAGTTCTTCTGGTACATCAATCCAATATTTCTTTTGGGATAATATTAAACACCCCCAACCCCAAGGTCTGCTTTCTAGAAGTGGTGTTAAATATGGGTTTTCATTATAATCAAAATGATAATTATTTGATGCTTGTCCTATAAATCCTTCTATGTTTGTAGTTATTTCAAATATGTTTGGATTAAAATTAATATCATCATTTAAAATAGCAATATGTTCGTTTTTTGCTTCATTTACTCCGATATTCCAAGATTTAGCAACATAAACATTTTCCTCATTTTTTATGTATTTTATTTTAGAATGATTTAATAAAACACTTTTTGATGGGTTATTATCTATTAAAATAATTTCATCAACAAATTCGCAATTCTGCAAATTATCTAATAATTTAAAAATTCTATTGGAATTCCATAAAGTTGGAATTATTATGGTGTATTTATCCATTGTATAAATTTTTCCGGTGTTATAATATTCATCATTGTCCATTGATTAATTACAAAATATGAATATGTTTTATAATTTTCAGATAATGGTTGATATGGAATATTAGTACCTCTACGAATAATACCACAACCATAATCGGTATTAACTACTTTTATATCCAAATCAATAGTTTCTACCCTCAAATGTGCAATTGCTTTCCACACATCACCCGTCCATTCTCTTCCTTGGTCATCTCTAGCCTGCATATCTTCGGTTGTTGGTAAACAATCATGACAAACTATCGTACCATTATCTGATAAATGATTAAGTGAGTTTTCAATATCTTTAAGAACTTGGTCATCATGATGCAGCCCATCTATAAAAATAATATCATATTTTACATCTTCCGAAATTGAATCAAAGTATTCATCAGATGTTCCAACGAAAGTTACTTCTCCTCTTGGAAATGGTTCAATTGAAACTTTATGTTCTATATTGATTTTATTAAAATTTGAATTTGGGTCCTGTGTTCCAACTTCTAAATAGGATTTGTATCCGTATTTAGTTATCAGTGCGTTGATGATATCTGTACGTTTCATATTCTTTTATTAGTTTATCTACTACTTGAATTTGTGTATAATTGTTTATAACTTTTGCCATTCCATTATATGCAATTCTTTCTCTTTCTTCCTCATTTTCTGTATAATAATTTATTTTCTCAATACAATCAAACATATCGTTATATAAAATGATTTCTTCACCTTCTACAAACACTTCATTTAATCCTCTACTTTGTGGTAATCTATCGGTAATAACTAATTTACCACAAGCCATACCTTCAAATATTCTACGGGTGATTTCTTGCCATCTACTATTTTGAATAACCATCAATCCTTTATTCAAAAATTCAGTATGTTGTTTTTCATTTAATCCATTTTTGTTTCCGATTGCACCTTCCCCCCATTGAGTAAGATAATCTAAGAATTGAGAATTGCCCAAACCTCTAGTTGTTACTGCTGTGTATTCGGGTTCTAAATTCATTGGAAACTGAACTTTAGTATCTGCAAAGTGATTTATCCATTCTGCATTAATCCCTCTATTTCTATATTCTATTGCCGATTGCTTATCGGGTGTAATTGTATAATGAAAACGATTTGCTTTTGGATAATTTCTTTCAAAGTTTTGTGGGTCATCACCACTCTCTTGTATCCAAAATGCAGGAACTAAATCCTTATTCAAATATTGAGAATCAAATCTGCCCCAATCCATAAAAAATACAATGTCGGTTTTTGGGTTAGAATCTACCCAATTCTTTAAGTCAGTATCATTAGTTTTGATTATATCAACAATCCAATTTCTTTCTTTAAATTCATTCACTAATGCCATTGGAGTTGACCAAGTTTCACCTTGCCTATAATCATATATAAATATTATTTTATTTTGCATATTCCTTTCTATTAAATTTTATAAAATAATGGTTAATTTTATAATCATTATTATAATCTCCTTGAATATTATATGCTGAGTATGGTTTCCAAAATTGACTTCTCTGTATATAAGATGTTTCCGCATCGTATCTACTTTTTTTTATATCTTGTATATTAATAGTTTTTAAATAAGATGCTTTTGCCCACCAAAAATTTCCGGAATATAATTTCCACTTACCTGTATTTCCTAATAAAATACCATAAGTATTATAATCTGTTTTTTCAAAAATTTTGAATACATTTTTACATTTTTCAATATTAAAATAATCCATAATTTCTCTCCAACTTTTTATCTTTTCATACCCAGCTTCATTTATTTTGGATGCCCCTTTTGTGTGAAAGTACAAAATATAATCGGAATCACAAAATTTATGTTTATCTTTTTCTATCAAATCTAATGTGACAAATTCATGTCCATTTGCTCTAACATCCCGTATTTCGGTTTTATTTAATTCATCCAATATATTAGAAGTTGAATAATTATCTTTTCCTATTGAAATTCCAATATTTAAAACATATGGAAAATCAAAATATTTTTTAATTAAATCCAACTGTGCTCTTACAATGGATTCGGCACCTTCTACCGCATATATGTGATAGTATATTATTACCATTGTTATAATGTATCGTAATAATTATTTTGTCTTTCTTGTCTTTCAATCGTTTTTGGATGTTTTATACAATATACCTCATCAGATGGAAATGCGGTGTATGACTCAAATCCAACAATTCTTTCATGTACTTTATTAACCCAACCAATCTTTTGTGAATTTTTGTAGATACGAGTTTGGACATCTGGGAAATTTACCCAACCTTTTTCATTTACATTCCATCTCCATTTTTGGATATGTTCTTCGGTTAATCCTTCGACTGTATTTATTCTAGGAACTACAATCAAATCTTTATCTATGTTTGTCTCTAAAATATCTTCCAAGTTTACAATCAAATCTGGTTCCAAATATTCATCTGCATCTAATTGAAATATCCATTCTCCTTTACAATTTGAATTTAAAAAGTTTTTCCATTGTGCAAAATCACTATTAAATTCGGATTCTATTAAAGTAATATGGTCTGCATTTGCTTGCAATTCCAAATATTCAACCAATTCAATAGGTGCTTTTGGTGTATCTAATAAAATAACTATTTCGGAATTTTCTCCTTTATAATTTAATAATTGATTTACTAATCTAATAGTTTCTTCCACTTCATTACAAGCGGTTATTGCGTAACTTATTTTCATTTTAATCTATTATATCGTTTGCTACGTTTGTAAAATGCCAAGCACTGCCACTTGGATATCCATATGTAGTTGATGTGGATGGAGTGTATGAAATAGAACCATAACCAGGTGTTGCTATTGCTGTTCCGTTTGGTGTTCCAAACCCATCACTAACTTTTTCTAATTCTTCTTTTATTATATCCCATTGTTTTGGTGTAGGTGCGTAATCATTACACGCAGTAATAAAACCTTTTAACCAAATTGTAAACTCTTTTGATGTCATAACTATTTTTTATTTTTTAATTTTTCATCTTTAAATATTTGTACATTTTGTACATTTCCACGTCTACCATATGTTTTGTACCCTGCAGATACCATTCCGGATTGTACAATCGATTTTGAAATCAATTTAGTGATGTCCATCTCAATTTCTATCGCTCTAACTATACCCGATATCTTATATGTTCTATAAAAATTTGTTGTAAAATATTTTATTTCACTAAGATTATTATTATAAAAACTTCTAGCATTTCTTCCTGGATCTAATTCTGATTCTTTTTCATCAACTAATTTTGAAAATAATTGTTTTACAGTTTGTGGATTAATATATGATAGTTTAACACAATGTAATAAATCATCTTTTTTTGATGCGTATAAAGTATATACTATTGGTGCATTGGTTGATGACCATGTTTTTGAATCATCAGAATCTTCAACATATTTGTACTCAACTATTTGATAAAATGCTCCTCTTTTTACCTGACCCATCATATCGTGAATTGGTTTAGGATTTGCAGACCATCTTTTATATACTCTTGTATAACTGGTATTTGCTGGCATTATTTCTTATTTAACATTTTCAATTTAGGTAACTGAATTTGTTGAAACTTTGGTTGTATCTTACTATAAATAGAATATTGGTTTAAAATACCATCAAACAATTTAGTCATTTTTTCTAAACTAAAGTTTTGTTTGTTTTGTTTACCTAATTGGAATGCTGCTATTTTATATTTGTCATAATTTTTATAAACATCTTTGATTTTACTCAATGCTTTTGAAATATTTACATTAAACCATTGTGATTCTTTTAATAAGAATTGATTTGCTGCCGATTCATGTACATTTTTCAATTCACCTTCCAACAATACAGCACCTTCTTTTAAGAAATCTAAATGACCTGACCATCCACTTACAATTACAGGTTTTCCTGTTAAACTAAATTCTAAGAGAGGTCTACCAAATCCTTCACCTTTTGTGAAATTCAACATTGCTTTTACTTTTGGATGTTCATATAAACCATTCAATTCATACGGTTGCATATCGCCGTGTAAAAGATAAACAGGAACTTTACCATAATCTTTACCCAATGCTTGTCTAATTTTAGCAACCATATTTTCTCTATCAATCACACTAAATCCAGCTGCACTGGTTTTTAGTATCAATGCTGGCTTTACTTTCTCATCTTTGAATGCCATAGCAAATGTTTTAATCATCATACCAACATTTTTTCTATCTTCACCCAAATCACCTTGCAACCAATGTCCTACAAATAAGAATGCGAAATCTTCTTTAACTTCATCTAATATATTGATTGTTGCAACTTCATTAGTTCCAAAATCTAATTCATCAAATCCTTCAAAAAGAATTTCAACTGGTTTTTCAATTTTATGTTGACGAATCAATTGATTTGTTTGTTTATCGGCTTCATTGAATATTGTCTTTACTAAACTATCTTTTGAATGTTGAGATGGTGTAATAATCAAGTCCATTCTATTACAACCATGTATCCAATCTAATGGACAATGTGTTGTTTCAATAGCTGCAGTGATACCAATATTGTAAAATCCCAAAGGTTGAAATTCATTTGGAACTGTGACCTGAATATATACATCTGGTTTTTCTTTAATAGATGGAATGATATTATCTACAATCCACTTATGAAATGGTTTATCATAATTTAATGCATCCATAGGAGTTGCGCCCCATCTTGTACTGATTACCTTAATATCAAACTTATCCAATTTATATAACGACTGTAATAAATCTCTCGCATGGTCTCCATATCCTGAACGTGTGGCAACTGGTGCCTGAAATATTAATGTTGGTTTCATATTATAACTTAATTAAACTATATTTTTTACGTGGTTTCCAATTTGCGAATGCACCTTCCATTCCATCTATTAACATTTGGCACATTGCTTCTCTACTCAATTTACCTTCTCCCATAAAGTATTTTCTACCTTTAAGTGCAGCTTCTTTTCTTGCTTCTCTTCCCATATCATACCAATCTCTAATTAAAGGTGCAACATCTAAAAAATCAACTCTATCATCGAAAATATATGGAGTAGGAACTGAACCTGTTGTTGAACGAACTGGCCAAATTGGTTTAACCCAATCTCCCCAAACGTGTGTGTTCTTTTTGTATCTATCATGCAAAGACCCAATCTCTACATAATCTTCTTCCATCAATAATTTACCACTTCCCTTTTGTCTAAATCCACATTGGTCTTGCATACCACCTGTTACATTCACAATGATTGGTGTTCCGGCCATTACCGATTCTGCCGTTGCTAAACCAAACCCTTCATTTGATGCTAAATTAA